CAAAAATATTTCTCATTAACCGATCCTTTGATTACAAACTTTCTTACACATGGCGCACGCATGGGCGTTCCTGCATGGCTTTTTACTGTCTGTCTTATGTTTGTCATTTGCCCCAAGCTCATATGCTTCCAATATTTGAATTTTTCTCAGCAAGGTCTCGTCAACATGGATTTCCAGCATATTTGCCGCGGCCAGCATGCCCGCATAATTCAGCCCCAGACGTTGGCCAAACGCGCTGTAATTCCATTGAGTGGCGCAGGCCGAGAAAAGGTCCAGGGCATCCCGGTTTTCTTCGATTATTTCTTCTGGTTTTTGCCCGGCGCTGATTTTTTGCCAGGCCGCGACGAGTTTTTTTCCGATTTCTCGTCGCCATAGGTCAATTCGATAATCCGGTTAAAAACGGACAGGGCTTCCGGATTGGGCAATTCATCCGCCTTTTCAGCCATGATCATTTCAAGCACGCAATCAATCATTTCGTTTTGACGGTCCGGATCTAATTTATCGATTTTCTCTATGGATAGCCCGTTTTTGCGCAAGGTCTTAATCTCGCCGCGGGTCAAGGCGCGCAAACCGTGTTTTTCATCCAGATTAACTTTTTTTTTCATCTCCCTCGTCCTTCTGTTTTTAAGTAAACGCCAGGGACAATTCATCGTCCCCGCTACTGCGGTTCAACTGGCAGTCGATGCCCAGGGTGCGGATTCCCTCGCGCTCGGCCTCATCGATCTTGGTATACTGGACCTTTGGCGCGGTAATGGTGCAAATATTCCCGGCCGTGCCGCCCAAGACCGTGGACAATGCTCCTTCATTTCCGGACCGGAGCTTACCGTAAAAGTCATACGTGGCCACCAGGACCTTTTCCGGGTCAATGGACATGACCGGCATGCGCTTTGAAATGATGGTGGAATAGTGACCGCTTTCCTTGTTGGCGTCCTCGCGCAATGCCAGAGTATTGGCGATATCAATCTCCAGGGATGACAATAAGGCCGCATAAGAGTCAATGGTGAGCTGGGCCGATAAAAAGGCCGGCGGCAATGTGGAGTCGTAACTGCAACCGGACAAAAGCGCCACGTCGGTCGCAGAAAAGTCCGCGCCGATAAAGGAAAAGCTGAGAATGCCCGGCTCGCCGGCTTTTAATATGAGCTTGACCGTTCCCCGTGCGCCCCAAATTTTATGCAATATGCCATCCTCATATAATAAGAGGGTGTATGAGCCGATGGAGGACGACGCCGGCGTATAGGTTACGGACACGCCCGTATCCACGGTTTCGGTAAACCCGCATCCTTTCAGGCAAATCCCGCTTTCCGGGGCCGTGCCTGCAGATCCAGACCCTTTAAGCTCCATTTCAAACTCGATGGCCGCCTGGCGCTTGCCCGGCACCGCGGAAAATTGCGACAGGGACGAGCTGCGCATGTCCCGCTGGGTCATGGCGATATCCGGTATAAACTTGGCGTTCCGGTGCAAGACGGCATCGGTGTTTTCCGGGGCCTCGGCAGAGCCTTCGGTGCCCTCCACCTTGATGGCCAGTTGGGTTCTTGATTCTAACATGATAACCTACTCTTTCCCGGCAGGTTGATCCGCCGGCTTTCTTTTATCTTTTTCCGGTTTGACAATAGTGCCGCCCTCCCGGAATTTATCTTCAATTTTTTTCATTGATCCTCCCTAATAATAATCCCGCTCATGGCATATGAGAACGCAATCGGCCACATGATACAGAGTTTCTCCGATTTCCATTTCGTCCACATCTTCAATTTGCAAAGGATCTGAATTGACACAGGTATTGTTAATTTGATAATTACCTTTAAATTCATCATAAACCGCATCCAATAACGCCTGGAAGGTGTTCTCGCTGGCGTTAGCATCATTTATCTCGTATATGAATGATATCCAAAAATGATGAATTCTTTTGAGTGTAGCGCTATCATTATTTCTGCTGGTCGAAGTTTTTTGCCGCCGGATCATACACCCGTTGACCGTATCATTAGACCGCATCAGCTTCAAAAACTTGGCAATGGACCTGCTATGCCGGATATAATCATGCACGGTCCCGATCCCGGAAACCCCTTCCAGAATGGTCTTGATCTGCGCTTTGACCGTTGCTTCACTCATTCATATACCTGATCACGTTGTTTAAAAATTTATGCCGGATATTTTTAACGATATTGTCCTGCTCCCGTTCAAAGGCCGGCCCGATCAATGGCCGTTCGGGCGATCTCAAGGTCTGTGTGTTTTTTTTGACGGGAAACCCCAGGGCAAACAACATTTTTCGCATTTTGGGAGTGATGGGAGTTTCGAACCCTTCGGCATGCAGATTGACCAGGGCCAGCAGACGGCGGGACACGTTCACAAAACCGATCCGCACCATTTCAAGATCTTTGTCATATTTATACCGGATGGCGCCGCGCAGTTTCATGAGCGGGTTCTGGCGTGTGGACAGCATCACGCCCTTGTATTTGCGAACCCGCTTCTTTTTACCCCTGGGACCTTTCCAGACCATGCGGTAATTTTTAATGCTCATGATCCGGCCGGATCGCTTGCGGCGGCTCAGTACCCCGGTGTGCGGATTGAGCTTGTCCCAGGATCCGCCGTGGCCACCGGTGCGGATATCCTCTTTGAGGATTCCCCGCATCCGGTATCCCTCGGATTTTAAGGCTGAAGCGATGGCCCGGTCCGCATATCGCGGGAACATAACTCGGAACATATCTTCCAAAATGATCTCTCCGCGGGTATCCACTATAAGTTCCAGCATAACCAACTATCCTATTGCTTATGAACGTCCACCAGCCATTCCAGGCGGTCTGCGCTTTTCTTGGCGTATATCACTTCATAGGTTTCGTTTTCGTCATCCCATTCGTCGACCTCTATCACCATTATGCTTTTGGCCACGGCCACGGTTTCCACTTCCGACACCCGGATCCGAAGCCGGGCCGTAACATCAAGAGCGTCTGAGCCCTCGCGCGGATCACCGGTCCCGGCTTCCATGATGGCACTGGCGGAAATATACTCGCCGTCCGGGTCATAAATGATGTTTACGACTCCGATCATACCCGACGAATAAAAAGCTGTTAAATCTGTAATCGCCTGCTCTTTGGGTGTTTTTAGCGTCATTAAAATTTTCTGAATAACAGCTCTTTCTTTTTTCGATGGTTTTTAACCATCTTTAAAAGATCGCCCTTGTTTTTCCCGGACACGCTTTTTATGCCGGGAATAGCTTTTGCCTCGGCCCGAAGTTCGGCCGCGGACATTTCTTCCGGAGCTTTCACCGGTTCCGGTTCCTGCTCCGGATTCATATCCGCCGGCATTTCGGCCTTTTTCAGGGCCAGTATCAGATCATACCGGCCCTGGTTCCGGAATGTTCGATGTCTCCGGCCGTCCAGCTCCTTGACATCTTCCAGTTTGGCCTCGATAAACGGCTTGAATCCGCGGGCCGTTAAAACAGACATGGCCTGTTTTTCTTCCTGGGTAAAAATCAATTCCAGATTTATCATATGAATCTCCTTTCCGGGCCGCGGTTAGGTGATGATGTTGTCCATCAGATAAATACAGGCGGCCGCGATATTGCTTTTGACCGCGTTGCTGGTATCAAAGGACTGCATCAGGGCCTCGTCCGTGTTGTGGCGTACCCGGAATACATCGGATCGGATTTTATCCTCCCGGTATTGCTCCACGATGGGATTCTGCGGACTGTCTTCGGTCCAGAGAAAGGTGCGACCGATACCCGGCTGGACCAGGTCCGGACCGGAACTGATCTTGACCAGGCCTGAATATTCGTTACTCCACAGATCGGCCACGACTGTATCCAGGCCTTGACCTGCGGAATCATATACCGCGCCGCCGACCAGCACGCGTGGGACATTAAATACCGCGGCGAGTTGTTCGGAATTCATGCGGTTGATATCAATGCCGGCAAATGTATATTTGAGGCGGTCAACGACCTGGTCGCAATTTTTCAGATTCAAAAATGTGGAATATGCGATGATCAACGCATCCGGCAACATACCGCAGGCCAGCCGAAAGGAAGCAATGCCGTCGTTTACGTCATCGATGGGTGTGGCTTGAGCCGGTTTATCCCATTCATTACCAACACTGTTTGCCGTAAATGTGACAGGATCGAATACTTTATTTGCAATGCGCTGTTCCTGGGCACGCATGATATGATTCATTCCCCGCTTGGTAGCGATAAAATCGGCCATACCCGCCGCTTCCTGATCGAACAGGGATCTTTCGGTATCATCTATAGGTTCTTCCCATCCTTGTTCTGATGTGGAATATTTACCCCTTTCATAAGTCCAGTCTCCCCGGTTGTACTCTCCTCGGGGTGCCCGTGCCGTATCCGGAATCTTTAATAGCGCTTCTTTGGGGATCACCGGATAGATAGACGCCTGTTTGGGCGTCATGAAAATCGGCATGACCTCCAGCCCGATAAAGGGCATGGTCACGCCTTCGACATATTCCATCACCTGAACGCCCAAGTCCGGGCGGTATATGGCGGAATCGGTTTTTGCTCTCATGATTAATATCTCCTTTTTTATTTCAAGGGTTCTTCAAAGAACCGATTAGGATGTTAACAGCTTTTTGGTATAGGTGATCCATGCCGCCAGCATAATCACATCATCCGTGCCCAGAGTGCCGTCCTTTGGCTGAATGGTGAGCTCCATTGCCGCCGGATAGGCGGTAAGATTAGCCAGGGCCAGGGTCCGGGTAACATGCTGAACGGTCTTTGATGTTGCGTCGCCGGTCATGGCGTCCGTATCCCCGCCAAAATCACTGTCATCGTCATACAGCTCGCCCACATCGTTGTTATATGCCGCAATAGTGAACTTGATAGCGTCTGCCAAGGTTTCCCCGACTTTAGCCGCCAGAATACTTAGTGTCATATTGGCGGTGACATCCGCATCCGGCGGCACCAGGACTTTTGTGCCCACCGGTGTTGGCGTGCCATGATTGTTCCATCGAATGCCGAGGCCTTTAGCGGTTACGCAAAATCCGGGTGTGGGGCTGTCGCCATCGGAAAATGCTGCGAGGGCAACGCCGGCGTCAGTAATGTTGGGCATGGGAATGGGAATGATGCCCTGTGCAGATAATAGGCTTTTGTAGATCTCCTCTAAACACGCTTCTGCTGTTACTTCTGAGGTATATGCGCCTAAATTATCTACAGAGACCGTGGCGGCAGTCGTTGATTTGACGTTCCAGAACGCCACCCGAATATGCTTGCCGTCCGCTCCCACTTCAATGGAAATACCCTGGGCGGTTCCGCTGGATTCGTCGGACACCTTGCCATCGGCGGCCCCATATAATACGGTTCCCCGCCCAATGGCCGAATCCACGATGCATTCAATCTCAAATATTCCGGGAGCGTTGTTCATTTTCACGGCCACCATATCACCATCCGCCACCGCATATTCGGTGACGCCGATAAAATCTTCGCCGGCGTCCGCATACACGATCTCGGGCGGATCATTGGTAGTGCCGCTTTCGATCTTGACTCTGCGCTTGGCCTCCAAATCCTCGCCGGCTTTAAATGTTGCTATTCCGTTATTCCATGACATAATATTGTCCTCCGTTTTTTTTATGGGTCTAAAAAACTTTTAATTCACGCTCTCCAAATATGCCTTGTGGGCGGCCGGGTCTTTTTTCATGACCGCCTGCATGGCATCTGTTTTTGAACATTTATGCAGAGCCACGTGTTCTTCCACCTGGGTCATAAAGTCCTTGCCCGTGCTGATAGAAGCGCTGCCCTGGCCCACATCCTCGGCCCCGGCGTTGTGGATGGCCTCAAGCATCTCATCTTGTTTGTCCGTGGAGGCCTGTTCGGGCTGGGTTTTGCGGATGGCCGCGAATTGTTCCTCGGTCACCCCGGTTTCCACCACGGCCTTGAATGCTTCGCCCGGCTGTTCTCCGAACTGGATCACCGCCAGTCCCAGAATGCGTTTCTTTTCCTCGGTTTTTGCCTCTTGTTTTGCCGCGTCCTGATTTTCTTTGGACGCTTTTTCGTGGCCGGCGGTTTTGCCTTCCTTGAATCCCCGTTCATATCCGGTCGAATCGCCTTCCTCTATGAGCGCCTTTGAAATATCAGGATATTCTTTTTTAAAATCTTCCAGTTTCATGTTTGATCCTCCGATTTAAAATTGATAATTTCGCTTTTCTTGCCTTTTCTACCTGCATCACCGGCAGGATTTTATTGATGATCCGGTCCCGGGTGGAAACACCGTCCACCAGGCCGGCGTCAATGCCTTGTTTTCCGATAAATATTTTGCCGTCCGCCATATCTTCCAGGACCGTGTTAGAAGATACGCCCCGGTGTTTTGCAATTTCGTCCACAAAAACCGTATATAGATAATCCACCATATCCTGCAGGTTTTGACGGCCTTCTTTGGACAGGGGTTTGTATTGCGAAGTGATGCGTTTATATTTTCCCGCGTAAACTTCCGTGGTTTTGATACCCAGTTTTTTTTCGTATTGCGAATAATCCACGTGCGTGGCCACCACGCCGATGGACCCGGTCATGACCGTGCCACCCGAGATATATATCCGGTCCGCGGCCGATCCCACCCAATAGGCGGCGGACGCCATCATGCCGTCCGTATAGGCCACGATGGGTTTTTGATTCCTGCCATCAAATACGCGGTCCCCTAATTCCTGGACGCCGTCGATCACCCCGCCCGGAGAATCGATGTCCAGCAAAATACCGGACACGTCCGGATCTCCTAAAGCCTGGTCCAATGCCTTGGTGACCAGCTCCGTGGATACGCCGCCGGATATGCGGGTGAACAGGTTCATGCGCTTGGCCATGACGCCATGCATGGGAATCACCGCCACCCGGTTTTCTATGGCATAGGGCTTGGGCGGCGGATCGTTTGTTGTTTTGCCGATCTTGGCCTCGATGGCCGCGATATCGATCTTTTCTCCCCTCAGATGCGTGGAATATATCTCCTGGATCTCGTACAGTTTTTCCGGCACTATGGCCCAGGGACTGGTGAGTATGTCGATGATCTTCATCTATTCTTCCCTTTTTTCTTCTTCCATTTTGTCGGTGACGGCCTGGGCGGTTGCTTCTTTGTCCGCTTTCTTGGGATCCGGTTCCGGCAAAAGCCCTTTGGATTTTAAATCCTCTTCTTCTTCCTCGATCTGGTCGATGGTGGCCCGGTAATCCCCGCCCCGCTCGGTGATGGCCTGGGCCCGGCTCATGATCCGGCCCTGGATGGCTTTGAGATCCGCGGTCACGGCCTTGACCGGCTCGATATCGCCCTTGGGGGATCCGCGCCAGTCACACCGGCAGATTTGATACGTATTTTCATAAAACGCGATGTCTTTGGGCAGATGGCCGCGCAGGAATGCTTCTTCCTGAAGCATAATGTTGATGGGCTGGCAAAATCCCTGGCCCATGCGGGTCCGGTGCATCATAAACACCCGCCAGGCATCGAGCATGGCGGATCGAAATCCCGCGAAATTCACGCCTTCCACGTCCTTGAACAATACCGGGTAGGGCATATTCAGGCTTAAAGAGATGGCCTTTTTAATGACCTTGGTAAAGGGCTCAAACGTCGTTCCCGGGCGTTGGGCGGATATGGGATGAGGCTTTTCTCCGATCCGGCCGTAAAAGATGGCACCGGGGATAATCTCCTGGTATCGGGTATCTTCTTGTTCGTTGTCCGGGTTGGTCCGGGTTTCCGTGTGCGAGGCCAGCCAGACCGCCATGTCCGTGGGATCTCCGGCTCCGGTTTCCACAAACAGGGAAAATGCCGCGGTCACGATGTTGGACACCAGCTCCGCGTCCAGAAAATCGTTGAGATCCCGCAAATACTTCATGGCCGGCGCAAAAAACGGCATGCCGCGAACCTGCTCCGGATCTTGGCATATATATCCGTGCAGGACTTTCCATCGATGGCCGGCCCGAGTTGTAATGCGTAAAAAGTTTTTTGAAATATCGGGCAGGGCCGAATCCAGAATGCCTGGCCCTGATTTTTTGATCCAGTATGCCTTGGGCACGCCGAATTTGCCGATTTCCACACCGTCGATAATGTTCGGATCGTTGATCTTGTCCACCGGGGTTTTGAGCCTCATGGGGTTGATCACACGGCAGGCCAGGGAATAGGGCCTCACCGGATCCTTGATCATGTGCAATAATACCAGGTATTCTCCGTACTGCATGAGGTTTCGCATAACCAGATATTGAATACCGCCAAAGGTCATTCGCGCGCCCGCATCCGCCCAGGGGAACCAGTTCTGATAAACCATGGTCTGTTTTTTCTGCAGGTTCCGGACTGTTTGCTTATCCATGTCCAGCACGTCTGGATCCAGAGCCGGGTGCGGCACCAGGCCGGATCCCATGACCGTGGCCGCGAAAGTATCCACGATCCCCGAAGCATGGGGGTCGTTGTTGGTCAAATCCACGGATCGCTCCACGATTTGTTTCCGCTGTAAGGCGGCGGACTGGCGGCCGGCCAGCCGCCTGGGGATCCAGTTTTTCATGCTTCCGGTGCGTTTGGCCGCGTCCCGTTTATAGGTATATGCGCTGGAAGGTCGGAGAGGTTTGTCGTCCGGGCCGTATAACAAGGGCCGGCCCAAAGAGGCGGCGATCGCGTTGACGGTCGTAGAAAATAGGCGGGTTTTATCGGTATAGGCGGCGGCTTGCATTATGTCCGCTTCATGGTTCCGATGTTAATGGCCGGACCGCCAATTCCACTTCTGATTCGATATTCTTGTCTGAGATCTTTAAGATGCTCACGAAGCTCTTTTAATTGCGCCCGAACCACGGTTCCGCCCGATCCGCTCAATGATTGGCTGGTTAAAACTTCCCGAATTGCAGAGCGAGTATCTGCAATGTCTTGCTTGATTTCTTCAAGAGTTAGATCTGACATAAAAAAACCCCTATGCATAGTGGTTGCTTGTCTTGCAATCACTATAGCATGGGGTTTTTTATAAAATCGTAATCCGACGGAAAAAGGTATTAAAAAGATGAAAAAAGGATGTAATTAGATGTTGACAGCCTTTTTTTAACCGTTTTCAAAGGACAATATTTCCTCCGGAACTTTTCCGGTCAGATCCACGCCCGATTCCAGAAAAACTTTGATCAATTCCGCTTTTTTACAGGATTTGAATTTGCCCCGTTTTTTGAGCAGTTTTTCATACAAAAAAGTCTTGGCCTTTTCATCGGAAAATATTTCCAATTTTTCGCCCATGACCAGCATTTCCTTGATGGTTTTCTTTTTGAGATATTCCTCGGTGATTCGCCAATCGGTTTTCAGATCAATGTCGAAATGTTCCGCTATCATGTGCCGGGTTTTACTATCCCCTTGTTCCTGCATTATCACATGGATGGATGCCTCGCGGAAGGCCTGGTCCAGTTGTTCTTTGCTCATTTTAGATATAATATCGAAAATTTTTTGCAGATTAAAAGATCGCCATAGGCAATAAGGATTTTCTTCGACCTCTTTTTGCGTTTTATTTCCACTGTAAACCGCAAACCAGGCATGCAAATTATCATTGGATTTGAGCAGTGAAAAAAGCGCGATTTGTGCCATTTTGAGTTCGTCCTGGGATTGGGCGTTGATTCGCACCGGCAATTCGGTTTCATAAAACTTTTCCCGAAAATGAGTGCCGTGCCAGGGCACGCGCGGGCCGTCTTTGGCTTTTTTCTTTTCTTCCTTTTTTTGAGGTTTGCAGGCATTAAAACAGCTTGCATCGCCGAAACAGGTTTTTTCATGGTTCCAATTCACGTCTCCGTCGATATCTATAATGGTGATAAAATTCGGGCAATCCCGGCATTTTTTTCTTGGCTGCTCGTCGGAGTATTGTGTGAAAGATCGGTATTCATTATGATTTACATCCTCTTGAAAGCGAAATCCCGTGGTTTTGAATTTTTTATAATAGATGGTTTTTTTCCACTGCTTGATTAAATGATTGTTCTGTTTTTGTTTAAAACATTTTCGATTTAAACATCGTTTCTTATCCGCCGGATCCGTGGCCCATAGTTTTTTCTGGACATCGGAATTCTGAAAGCACGTCAGGCACCCGGTTTTCTCCAAGTCGAATTTGGCGTCGGACAGTTTGGGGGACTGTCTGTCGATATCCCGTTTCAGGTCCCGGACCGATTGAATGGAATTGCTCCAGGGATTAAACAGGCCCTTGTAATATTTATTGATTTCTTTTTTGGTTTTCAGCCTCATGAGCTGTTCCAGGTGCCCGTATTTAATCGCGCCCTTTTCCCAGGTTTTCAAAATCTTTTTGGGTAAATCCAGGACCCGGATTCGCCGGCGAATGTATCGGGCATCGATGCCTGTACGCTCTGCCAGCTCCTTGACCGCGTCCGGGCCTTTTTTGTCCAGCCAGGATTTAAAGCTCCGGGCTTCCTCCAGTTCGTTCAAGTCCTCCCGTTGCAGGTTCTCGATGGTCATGAGATCAAAAGCGGTTTCATCGTCCAGATCCCGGATCAGGGCTGGGACGGTATCCAGCCCGGCCTGTTTGGACGCCCGGAACCGGCGCTCTCCGAAAACGATCTCGAATTTTACGGCCTTGTTCCGGACCGGCCGTGTGAGGATGGGCTGGATCACGCCTTTTTGCTTGATGGACGCCACCAGTTCGTCAAAGGTTTCCCCGTGAAAGTTCTTGCGCGGGTTTAAAGGGTTTGATCTAATCTCGGCCAGACTGATGTTTTGATAAATGTTTTGTGTCATGGTTTTGTCCTCCTTTTAATGTCTCGATAAATTCGGGCCACAATCGGCTTTCAAAATATTTTCGCGCCGATTCCTGATCTGGAAACATTTTGAACAATTGAAACGTGCTGATCGTTACGTTGTCTTGCATTGTTTTTCTCCTAAATCATCAAATATCGTTTTATCAACTGGCAGACAGTATCGGACATTGACCGTCCCTGTTCCCAACCCTCAACAGTACGAGGCGATACGGCGGCTATTTCGGATAGGTCGGAAACTGTCAGTCCGAGAAATTTTCGGAGAGTCTGAACATCATCAGCATCGTCAATTTTTAATTCATCATAATGGTATCCAGCTCGGTATCCAGTTTGCAAATCACGCCGATATTCACCGTCACGGCAGTTATAAAATTTCTCGTGTTCCTCTTGAGTTCCAAAATTTTCACCGTGGAAAGATCGGCGGATGCCCCGCTGAAAACCGCGCCAGAAATCGGCGCGGTCATGATCAATACTTTGCATGGATTTTGCCATGCCCAACAGTGATTGAAAACGTTTTTTATCCATTTTTAATAACCTCCATCTTCCGTGGGTCCAAACCCTTGGCCGATGCCACGCCTATATGGTTCGGGGCATGTGTGAAATGGAGATTCAATTTCAGGATCGTCTATATAGGATGTGTTTTTCAGGATTTCATCCGGCAAAACAACCTCGTTTGTAGCGGGTTGAATGTTACGTCCCGGATAACCACGATCCCCTCGAATCAAACTGATATTTTGAATATCCCCGTCGTCAAACCTGACAAATCCGGCTGTATCCTGTTCGCCATGAACAGATTTCACTATGCCGGTTTTTTTGACCCATTTGCCACCAGAGCTGATACCGTCCTCATCCTGATACGATCCCCTATGGACCTCACAAATAACCCTGTCACCAATTTCAAATATGTCCACCATTTCGTTGATTTTCTCGGAGAGTATTTTAGAGTGATGTGCGGGCAATCCCCATCTATTGTGGTAATCAGTTCCGAGGTGAACATAGGTGGTATCAATTCTATCGTTAAATCCGTCTGTTTCTACAATGTGCATTTGAATTTGTTTCATTTTAACCTCCTACCCTTCTCGCGGGAAAACTCAAACTCTCCCACGGTCATGCGAACCATAAATCCGGTGCGGTGAATGGTATTTTTACAATTTTTTGATTCTCCGGTATGTTCGCGGAGTTCCACGATCGCTTTCGGCATGAGCTTTTTGATTTCTTGGAACTGAGAAAATTCTTCTTTGGTTGCCAATTCCTTATCGGCAACGTCAAAGTCCACATCGCAATATTCGTATTCACAATCACACACATCCGATGCCGTAAGTTTTTTATACCTGGGCCATTCATCAAGAGGAGCGTAAGTTTCGGAGCGAATTGCGTCAATGATTTCGGTTTCCGGGAGTAAATTTTCCTTGAGCCGGTCTTTTTGAGATCGTGTTCCGTGATTTTTTACCCATTTGACGATTTGAGCTGTTTTGCGCTGAGCCTTTTCTTCGGCGGCTTTTTTTTCAGCCTCGGCTTTGGCTGTTTCCTCAGCTTGGCGTTTTTTGAGAGCGTCCTTAATTTTGTTTTGCTCTATTTTTTCTTTTTCCAAAAGCGGCACAAGAAATTCTTTCGGGAGCGTAGAGCGGTAAGGGAACACGATTCTCTGATTCACGAGAAAACCAAATGTATCTATTTTGAGCTCAAAAGCAAACCAATTACTCCATTGATCATGGGTAGAGAGATACATTCTAATTTTAACATCATTTTCATCGTACCCCAAAGTTGTTGCTTTCTCAAGTTTTTCATTCAAACAATCTTTAAATTCAATAATTTCGGGTTTCTGTTCATTTAGCCATGCTGCCTCTACGTAACCGCGTTTTTCTTTGTCGGCATATTCGTTTGCCGCAACTTTGGCCATTTTTAAAATGTTGGTTTTAATTTTTTTAATGTTCATGATTTCCACCTTTCCCCGGTCATACCGGGCTGTAAAAAATTAATGGTTTGTCGGGGGCAACCCCCGATGTGTTGATTGCATATTAATATTATGGTGTCATAATGTCAAGTACGATTACAAGCGATTATACCCAATTATGGGCGATTATATGGAAATATTGACAAAATAATGTAAAAATGCTAATAAGTTTGATTTATTTTGGCTAAAAACAATAAATATTAAAAATAACGGAGCGAAAGTGAGATGAAAAATGAAACCAGGGCCAGCACCACAACCAACATGGAAAATATTGGGAAATATATTGATGAGCTGGCATCTCGGGATCTAAAAATTCGGATAAAAGCCAAAGGGGACGCTCAAAATGCGGTCAACGCGGACCCGTCCGTAGCCAATTTGGCGGCGCTGGAAAAGGCCACCAAAATGCTGGATGATTTTTTGGCGCCCAAAAAAATTCCGGATCGGGAGCCGGCGTTCGACAACCGGCTGGAGGCACATAAATATCTCAAACGGCTGGGGTACAAGATCGGGAAATCCAAATTTTATCAAGATTGCAAGGCCGGGTTATGCCGGATGCAGGGCGACGGATCTGTCCTGGAGTCGGATCTTAAAGCATATGTGTCACGGGCCGGGCTGGTCAAGCCGGACCAGGCGGCCTATGAGATCGAATCCAGCGACCTGGCACGAAAAAAACAAAAACGGGAGGTGGAAAAATTAACGGCACAGATAGAAAGAATGACCATCGAGCTGGATGTGCTCAAAAAAAATTTACTGGACCGGAACCAGGTGGAAACCGAGCAGGCCATCAAGGCCGGCGCGCTTATGGCCGGATTGAACCATGTTTTTCGAAATTTTGCAAGGGACGCGATCAACCTGGTGGGCGGGGATTTGAAGCATACCCAGGCACTTTCCAATTTCTGGACGGCCAAGGCAGAGGATCTGTTTGACGAGTTTGCCCATATGGAAAAAATAGAGGTGGATTTGAAGAATTGACCGCGAATAAACGCGAATAGACACAAATAAAAAAAAAGGAGACACAAAATGGAAGAGTACATAAAAACTATTAGACGCCTATTAAATAAAGCCAAAAAA